CAGAAAGCAAAGAATATATTACTTGATAAAACTTGTGATACTTGCATAGGATGTAAAAATGAAAAAGAAGGCGAGACTTGTTTGAAGTGGAAGGTTTATGACAGTGTGCAAGAAATTTTATTGGCATTGGAAGTTAATATTAAGGGTGAAAAGGCAGCAATGGAAACTCTTACAGTTTCAGCAGATTGTTTGATAGATAAAAGAAGTGGAATAGGAGGAATAAATGACTGTTGACCAGAAAGCAAAGAATATATTACTTGATAAAACTTGTGATACTTGTACGGGATATAATTGTGAAAAAGAGGGTGAGACTTGTTTGGAGTGGAAGGAGTTTTCTGATGACAATTTACGGGATGAATTTAATACTTCAGTAGAAAATCTAAAAGCATTTTTGAAAAAGTGGAACAAGAAGCATCAATGATGACTGATGATAAAAAAAACCCCCTGTTCGGGGGTTAGATTAAACAAGCAACTTTACTGCAAATTACAACTTCTTCGTCAGTTAGATTTAAATCCTTTCTTCCAACAACATAAAGTGCTAAATCTTCCATTCTATCAACATCATCAGAAGACATCATATCGTAAATCTTCTCTTCAATTCTTTCTATAAATTCTTCATCTCTTGTTATATATTCTTCAATAACTTCTCTTGCTAAATTAAATGCTTCAACAAATGCTGTGTATGTTACATCAACATCATAGCAGACATAACTCTCTTCAAGACAATAATCAACAATAACATCAATTATATTGTCTTCTGTTATTTCTTTACCAAACTCTTTAGTTATGTCATCCCAATCTTGAACAAGATTATCAACCTTCTCACCTTTACTCCATGATCTCCATTCTTCAATAACCCATTCTGACATAAGATCACAAGACCTGCAATGAATAGTGTCTCTTTCAGAATCAAAAATATCACAGAATTGAGTTATATACTCTTCAAATTCTTTATCTCTTGGTGTATAATATGAAACACCAATGATATGCTCATCTGCATCTATAGATACATACTCATTACTCAACATCTTAATAATATGTTTCTCAGTACCAATAATCTCTGCAATCTTTGTAACTTCAAACTTTACTATTTCACTCACACCAACTCCTCTATGTCAAAATATTCTTCTAATAGATAACTCATATTATTATCCATCCATTTAAGAACATCACTCTCTTTACCATCATTCTCTTCATAAGCAATGGCAAGACAATCTTCTGCAATATTCTGTTTCTCTCTATCATCCAAAGAATTAAATTGTTCAATTGTCATATCAACTCCTTAATTAAATCATGCAAAATTGTTTGCAGCTATCTTGACAGCTTCTCTTGCCCAAGGATTATCCTGGATATCTTCACCAAGACCATAGGTGGCTCTATATAAATCACCTCCAACAAGACTCCAATCTTCTGAAATACATACTCTCCCCTCACGCTTGAATAGTGAAAAATTGATGTTTCCATTCTTAATCTCAATGTTAGTCCAAACCTTGTCTTTGTAATTGTCTGTATCACTTATTACTTGAATAAAATCAGCAAATATATCACCATCATATAAAACAGTTGTCTCATATCCGTGTTCATCACAACTATCCATGATTATAGACATATATGAAAATTCATCTCTATACCTCTTGGAGATATGTGTAATTGCAAGAAAAAACAAATCAAACAGTCTTCTATCAGAACCAGTAAAGTTCCGCATCTCTGTAATTACTTCTTGACTATTCACAGCACCAATTCTTCTCCACATCGACTTCTTACCCTTAGCATTAGAAGTTTCTCTTCTCAACTTCATCTCTGCTGCTCTCTTCCTTGGATCACCACTTACACACTTACCATTCTTCTTCTTACCCATATTAAACTCCTTAGTTTATTCTATATTTCCATTTTGAATATCCAACTCTAATTGAACATATTCCGCTTCTGAATTGTAAAGGCTTTCAAGTAGATAATCCTTATCACCAATTACATCTTCATCTTCAAGGTCTGGATCTTCTTGCTCATAAATTATCTCATCATACAATTCTTCAACACTGTGACGAAACTCTTCTTCATTCATCATCTCTCTTGCAATTAAACTATAAGTATAACAATCTATTGCCTCTCTATCCATCATTACCAACTCCTAAGTTTGTTCTTGATCTATAGTAACATATTTTTCATCCCCTCCAAAATAGGAGGGGAATTAAATTACTTAACCCAGGCCCAACCTCTTGCAGGCATAACATCAACACCACAATTAGTCATCCAACCTTCTTCTTTCAAACCTTCCAAGAATGCACCACCCAACTTGACTTCTGACCCTTCTAATGGAAAATCACATACACCAACAATATAGCCATCACCACATTCTTCAACATCAACTATCTGGTGGAATTCACCAAAACCCGGGCGCATATGGAAATTGGTTACTTCCACGACTTCACCATCTTTAAAAAACCTACTATCACCAACTTTCTTCATCATTCTGCTTGTGTTCTTATTCATATTAAACTCCTCAGTTTGTTCTTGATCTATAGTAACATATTTTTCATCCCCTCCAAAATAGGAGGGGAATTAAATTAAAAAGCAGTTACACAATCCTTGGGGATACTAAACTTAGCACCAATCTTACCACCCATAAAATCTACACCAACAAAACATGCATTATCAGGTCCATTATAGTTTGGTAGCAAGTTGGTCTTAAATGCTTCCCAAGAAGAAAAGTTAAACTTAAGAAAAAATGCCTTAATATTCTCAAGTGTCTTACTCGGCAACATAATCATCTTCTCCATTGAGTTGGGATCATTATGATCTTTAACCTTGATATGAGACATCTCCATATTCTCAAGTATAGGAACAGTAGTGATATCAATAATATCACCTTCAGGATATACAACACCATCAACTGCATAAAATTCGAAACTATTCTTAACTCGTTCCAAGAAGTTCATTCCTTCTTCTGAGTTACCATCACTTGGAATTATCAATGTACATCCATTCCTGTCCACAATCTTATCAAAACCAGGTGTCTTAATTGCTCTCTTCCTTGGATCACCACTTACACACTTACCATTCTTCTTCTTACCCATACTTAACTCCTCACCTTATAAATCTCTGTTTCCCAATCACCATCATCATTGATAGTAATATCCCATACATATCCATCATACTCAATCACCTGTTTATCATGATAATGAACATCATGATAATGACCATTTGAAAGTAAATCGGATAAATCAACTTCTGCAACCAATTTGGCTTTCTCTTCAATTCCTATTCTAACCAAACTCATAGACAACCTCCCTATCACTAAACTTGTATGCTCTCTTACCAATTGAATCATCTCCTTCATCAGTTTTATACAAACTAACGATAAATGCCTCAGAATTGTATTTACTCTCACCAACAATCATTCTTACCTCTCTTCCATTATCAAGTTTTTTCCTAAAAATCAACACAGGACCAGTAGGATTTTTACCTTCAGTACAAGTACCATTCATAATCAAACTTTTTATAGTACAACCAATCTTTATGTTACATTCTTCTGCTCTCTCTTCAGCATGATTACTAAGTGTAAAACAACCACTTTTAAGATTTGATTTAATACTTGCAACGTTCATACACACTCCTCTCTCTAATCTAGGTACATTATAACATAACCATTATGTTATCCAAACTAAATAAGAGTTTTTTTACACTTTTTTAATAAAAAAATCAATAACAAATTACTGTGGTAATATAACTAATTACCCCGGTAATATAACAAATTACTGTGGTAATATAACAAATTACTGTGGTAATATAACTATTAGCATTTATAAATGAAAGATAAATAATATGGATGAACTTCAAGAGGCGGCTATTAGAGTTGTCTCCAGTAAACAGAATAGAAGAACAGATAAAGAACTGTCCCTCTATATCCAAGAAACCTATGATATCAAGGATAAGAGAGAGATTGCCTTCTTCCTGGAATTTATCAAATCAGGGAAAGCATATAAATCTTATCAATCAGTATATGGTGAGCATATCTCAAAAGGTTCTGCAGCAGTATCAGCAAATAGACTGTTAAAGAAGGCTAAATTCAAGATATCAGATTTCTTAGATCACTCAGGACATTCTATTGCAGAGACAATGGAAGTGTTGGATAAACTAAAAGAAACAGAGCCAAAAGAATATATGAAATATATAGTTAAAATGAGAGGCCTTGATCAACATAAAGTTGAGCATTCGGGTTCTATACAAATGCCTATAATAAACATTGTTGGTGATTAATTGGATTTCTATATAAACACGAGACTAAAGAATGCGTATCTTGAAAACAAAAGATATACAGTTGCATATGGTGGTCGTGGAAGTGGAAAAAGTATGCAACTGGCTGCTTTTTGTATTATACATGCTGTTGAAAATGCAGACAGTAGAATACTTTGTATAAGAGGGAATCAAAATCGTATTTCAGAATCATCCCTCCAGACATTAAAAGATGTTGTTTCAATGATGGAATTAGATGACTTTTTTTACATGACAGAGAATACTTTGAAATGTAAGAATGGTTCTGATTTCATACTATATGGAGCGAAAAATTATCATTCATTTAAATCACTCCAGGGAGTAAATCTTGTTTGGATAGATGAAGCAATTGAATTGACCGAAGCGGCGTGGGATACTTTAATTCCAACTATAAGAGCAGATGGTTCAAGATTTTTAATTTCCTTCAATCCGGAGTATGAAGAAGATTGGGTTTGGGATAATTTCGTAAAGAAAAAACATCCGAATGCGGCTGTTGTTCAAATGAATCATTCAGACAATCCATTCTTTCCTGATGAGTTAAAGGCAGAGATGTCCTTGGATAAATCCAGAGACAAAGGAAAGTATGAACATATATGGTTGGGTAAATTAAAAAAGGATTTAGAAGGAGCACTTTGGAACAAGAGTATGTTTCAGATAAAACCCCTTCACAGCATTGATGACTTAAACAGTATTTATATTGCAGTTGATCCATCAGGAACAAATAATGCAAACAGTGATACTTGTGGAATTATAGTTGTTGGTGAACATCAAGATAAATCACTTTGGATATTGGATGATGCGACAGGAATTATGTCTCCAAACACTTGGGCTAGGAAATCTATTGATTTGTATAATAAATGGGAAGCAAATGGTATTATTGCAGAAACAAATTACGGTGGTGATATGGTTAAGACTATAATAAATAATATAGATGGAAAGATACCTGTACAAGGTGTCACTGCAAGACGAAGTAAATTGAAGAGAGCAGAACCAGTTGCTTATTTATATGAGACGGGAAAAGTATTTCATACAAGAAAGTTTGTGGATTTAGAATATGAGTTGTGCAATTATACAGGTGACAAGAAAGAGAAATCACCTGGTCGATTGGATGCCCTGGTTTGGGGATTGAGTAAGTATTTAGTTAGAAGAAATAATCCAAATGGAATGCGTGCAGTAAATCCAAGATTATTAAACAGACCAACTGTCTTGAGACAGAAGAGAGTGTTTAGTCTGTAGGAGAAATTATGGTAGATATAAACTTAATATTAGAATATTACATGGAAACATACGGAAGTAATCAAGAATATATGTTGAATTATTTTAATGATGATCAGAATGTAGTTCCGATTTATCAAAGAGAAAGTGCATCCCCATTAAAAGAAAGCACTCACACTAATGTGCACATAAATTACTTTGAAGACATTATATCTAGAAAGGTTGGTTATGCAGGACAGGATATAGAATTTGTTGATTCATCTGATACTTATCAGGAAGAACTTGATAAAATGTTGTTGGAAACAAATGCAATTGTATGTAATTCAGAAACAATGGCGTTGACTTCAATTCAAGGCATTTCACACAGATTATGTTATACAGAAGATGGTGTATTCAAGACAAAAAATCTTGAAGGACAATCTGTTGTATATGAGTGGGACAACGACATATTCAATCCTGAGAGAGCATATTACTTTTATAGAGAAACTGGCATGGATGGTTCATACATAGACAAATGTAATGTTTATGACAAGAAGATGGTGACATATTGGTTTAAGGATGAAGCAAAAAAGAATGCGACAAATAATCAAACACAGGAAGGAAAATATATTCCTTATGGCGAAGAGCAACCCCACAATTTCAATCAAGTGCCGATAATCCCATTTATGAATAATTCAGGATGGAAATCTGATTGTTGGGATACAACCAAGTTGATGGATGTATATGATGAAGTAATCTCTGATACTGCTGGTGAATTAAAGGCAGCACGACTTGCTTACTTAAAAATCTGGGGTGACTTACATACTGGTGATGATCGATATGGGAATGAAATACCTATACCAAATTACTTACAACAGTTTGGAACAATGATTTTTGGCACAGATGATTTAGGTAATCAAATGGGTGATGCTCAATTCCTGGAAAAGAAGTTGGATGATACAGCAATTCAGAATATGCTCAAAGATTTAAGATCCCATATATATGAGTTATCAGGTTCTATAGATTTAAAGCAATTGACTGATGCATCATCAGCAAGAGTATTCACAATCAAAGCAGCATTGTTGAGATTAGAGAATACAAGTAAAGTAACAGAGAATTATATGAAACAAGGTTTTAGAAAGCAAATGAAATTATGGGCATATTGGATGAGTGAGTTTAGTAATCTTGCAATCAATGTCGATGATATAGAAATAAAGTTTAACAGATCATTTATCACAGATGATAAAGAGAAGAGTGAAGTGCTTGCATTATTATTAAATACAATGTCGAAGGTTGATGCTTATACAGAGGCCGGATATAAAAATCCTGCTGCCTTAGCAGAGAGATTTGAAGAAGAGATTGGTAATCCGGATATAAAAATCCTGCTGCCTTAGCAGAGAGATTTGAAGAAGAGATTGGTAATCTTGATGATTATGCAGAAGTGAAATTAGATGTGGTGGAAGATGTCGAAGAGTAAAGGAGTAAGCAGACTATTCTTATCAATCACTGCTGTCTTTACTGAAGCATACACAGAGGTGAATAAGAAAGCTAAAGAAATGCTTGGACCGATTATAGATAATTATTTTAAGGATGGTATTGCCGCAACAAATAAGATTATGCCTGCGAATATAAGTAGGTTGATTGATCAGACTAAAATACCATTTAAATATAAATTTATTATAATAAGAAAAAAGTTAGAGATGAGTATGAGTTAGTATGGGTATGTCATCCTGATGCTCGACCAACTCATATGTCTTACAATGGACAGATTGCAGATGAGGATGGAGTATTTAATGGAGACTTAGGACATGTGCAAGGTGGACCTTTAGGATTTGGTTGTAGATGTAGAATAGTTTTACGTAAAAAAAGTAAAGATACAAGTAAGGAAATATAGATTTATAATCTGCACTGGTGATTAAACCTGTGTCGATAAGGAGAAATATATGAACATTGAAGAAGTAAAAAGCTTTATTGAGGAAAATAAAGACAGTAAAGAAGTGATGGAGTTATTTAATTCCAACATGCCATCGTTAGAGCAAACTATGGAGAAACCAGAGTTTCAAAAGGCTATGAAATCTTTTGCTGACAAAGAAGCAAGACGTCAAGTGGAAGCATATAAAGAAAACACATTTGATAAATCAGTCGAAGAGGCAGTTGCTAAAAGGATTGAAGCAAATAATCATAAGGAACCTTGGGAAATCAAAATAGCTCAGATGGAACAAAATCAGATAAGATTAGAAAATCAATTGAAGGAAAAAGACAGAAACGAACTTATTGGTATCAATAAGACAAATGCTATCAAGACCCTTACTGAAAAAAATCTGCCGATTGATTTGGTGGATTTCTTAGTATCAGATGATGGGGAAAAGACCACGAGTAATATTGAAATGATGAGTGGCGTTTTTGAAACTTATGGACAAAATTTAAAACAAGGCATGTTAAAGAATAATAATGTCAATGTACCAGGTAACAAAGCAACTTCTATAAGTTCAGATGTTATGCCTGGTGATGACGCCTCCCAGGAAAATTGGGAGAAGTACTATAAGAAAAAAGGTACTAATAACATATAATAGGAGATTAAAAGATGGCAATCACAAATTCACAAACAACCAAATGGGCAGCAGCTGCAAAAGTTATTGCTCAGGAAAATAGTATAGTGGCTAATATTACTTCTGGTGCATATCAGATAGATAGTGTTGGTGCAGATACAATTACAGTTATTGGAGTAACAACTCCAACAATATCAGATTATGTTCCGGGTTCAACAACTCTAACATATGAAGCAATCACAGACAATAAAGTTGATATTGCTATAGACAATTACAAGGAGTTTTCCTTTGCAGTTGATGAAGCACAGGTTGCTCAATCAACACCGGATTATGTTCCTGCTGCCGTTATCCAGGCATCGAAAGCACTTGCACTTACTGCAGATGCTCACGTTCTTGGTTTATACACACAGGCAGATGCTGCAAACATAGTTGCTGCTGTCAATTCAGAAATTGATATTGTAGAAGCAAATGTACAGAGAACAGTTTCTTTAATGGCAAGAACTTTAAGAGATCAGCATGTTGCAAGAGGCGATATGTGGCTTACAGCTCCACCTTGGTTTGTGGATAAATTATCACAGGCTGTTGGTCAAAGATTAACTGACAATGCAGAATTACTTTCTTTCGGTATGGTGTATAACTATGCTGGCTTAAAGATTGTAGAAACAACTGAATGTCCAAGTGGTCTTGGAACAGGAACCGATGAAAGTATCATCATGGCTTTCTCTTCAAGAGCAATCCCTTTTGTATCACAAATAAATAAAGTTGAATCACTTATGAATCCAGACGCTTTCGGCGAATTGGTTCGTGGTCTTTATGTTTTTGGTGCAGATACAATTTTCCCTAAAGAACTCGCATATGCAAGTTGTAAAGAAGGAACTGAAAGTTAAACAATTAAAATAATAAGAATTAAAATAATAAGAATTAAAATAATAAATTACTTTGATGATATCGCTTGTGGAAAATACCCAAGTAGATTTCCATGGAAAAAGTTTGGTCATGCAAATATTGCAACAGAAATGAATACTATATGGAATGGAGATACTGCGCTTTATGTATATCCAACATCAGCATTAGCAATGACTTTAACGTCGTCAAGTTCTTCTGATACAACTCAGAAGATTAGAATTTATGGTTTGGATGCAAATTGGAAAATGCAAGAAGAAGACATATCCATAAATGGAACAACTGGAGTAGTAAGTACTTTTTCATACTTACGTATATTTAGAGCAAAAGTAATGGGTGGTGGAAATCTTGTTGGTGATGTATCGATAAAGAATGGTTCAGTTACTTATGCTGTAATTAAAAAAGAGGCAAATCAAACTCAGATGGCAGTTTATACTGTACCAGCTGGATATGCTTTCCATATTCAATCAATTGAGTTTGGTGTGTTATCAAAGAATGGTCATTTCGAATTAAATGTTGTAGATAATAAAGCAACTGCAGATGCTGGTTATACACTTCCTGCAAATAGAACAGTTAGCAATACAAATATATATAGACAAACATTCCAAAAGAGATATGACATACCAATGGTCTTACAAGAAAAATGTGATGTTGAAGGAAGAGGTTTAGTTGATAGTGATACTGATGATTGTACTTGTGAATTCAGTGGCTTTTTATATCAAACAGGTTCAGTGCCAATTGATTTAACATCATTTGCTTTAACAGCAGGTAATGGTGAAATAACTGTAGCATGGGATGAACAAACTGCAGCTGAAACTCAAGACATGAAAGGATTTTTAGTTAGTTGGTTTAATTCTGATGGGGTTAAGATTGGATCCAATATGCTTACAGAAAAAGATGCAACAGGTATGACAATAACAGATTTAATTGTTGGTGAGACTTATACAGTCACAGCAGCATGGATTGGTTATGATAATAAATCTTCTGCAGTATCAACAGGCAATGTAGATGCTGATATAGAAGTAACTTCACTTAGTGCAACCAATGGTAATACTGAATCAGTTGTTACTTGGACAAATCCAAGTGGTGGTTGGTTTGATAGTGTTAGGTTATGGTATGGAACTGGTGGTTCAGCAACAACAGAATGGACTGGAGTATTAAGTCCAATAGGAACAACTGTAACTGGTTTAACTAATGATGTAGAATACACTTTCTTAATGAAGACGGTTGATGTTGATGGTGAATCAAGTAGTGGTGTAGAAACAACTGCAACTCCA